TTCATCAAGAATTCTTTGTGAACAATTATTAAAGTTTTTTTCTTAATACGTGAAACGATATTCAGTGCCATAATCGTTTTTCCTGCACCACAATATATCTCTAATATACCTCCATTACCATTTTCAGTCTGGTTTTTCGCAATAGGTTCTCCAATATGGTTCATGTAGACGCCTACAATATCTTCTTGATAATCACGTAAAGGTTTATCAAAAGAAACGTCAATATCATCTCCTTCTTGAAGTTCACTTTTATCGGGCAAACCATAACGCTCAATACCGTAGAATCGAGGCAAATATATTTTTTTATCGTTTTCTTTATACACTGGAAAAGCGTTTGCTTGAGCAGCACCAGGTGCACCATAACTCATTTTCATCTCCATCGGTTTTACCAATAATTCTTCTTTCAAACAAGCAATGTCTTCTTCGGTCATTACCGACTTGGGAATAGTGTATCCTTTTTTGCCCAAATACCCAGCGCTACGCACATTTTCCTTGTATTCAGGCGTCAAAAGTAGACTAGTTTTCAAAGTGGGTTGCTTCAAATTCTTCTTTCGGTTCATATTTAACTGCTATAGTATAACTACATAACATTATTTGTATTTAGGATAATTCAATTTTCATTATTTCCGTTGATAATGGGTAAAAATAAAATACCAATCTATAATATATACGATGATGAAACTTCAGAAAATGTTCAGCACCTTATCGCAAGTAGAAATGATTGCACTTGCTGTGTTTGTATTATATATTGTCTTTCCCATTGAGAACCCATCTTTTATTTCTAATATGGTGGATACTCCTCTGGGTATGGTCGGTGTTTTAGCAGTAACCTTATATCTTTTCTTCAATGCTAACCCTCTGGTGGCTATCTTATACGTGTTTGTTGCCTACGAGTTATTGAGACGTAGCGCCAAGCAAACTGGAAAGGCAGCTATCCAGGAGCATACCCCTTCTCAGATGAAGAAGGACGTGAAGATGCAGAAGATGAACCCTGTTAAGAAGGAGACTTTGGAGGAGGAGATCGTGGAGAAGATGGCTCCCATTGGACACAGTGACCCCGTTGTGTTCTCCGAGTCCGCATTCAAACCCGTTGCTGAGGATGTTGGCACTGCTTCCATGTACTAAATTATGTGTAATCCATAAATAAATAGTTGAATCTGCTATTTATTTATTTATCTATCTATTCCCATTATGCTTCTTCTCCGCGTTGGAGTTTGTCTACTTTTTCAATCAGTTTGAAGACAACCAGCCCAATCACAGAGAACATAATTCCACCACCACTAATTAATCCAGCAATATCTTTTGGAAGAATACCCAATCCCATAAGAATCATAGGAATAACTGAACCGACTAAGATAATCGCCAACAACGCAGGCGCAAGACCCCCTAAGAAACCCATCATGTCGCTAATGGCTCCCAAGATGGAACCCATACTTGTAGAAACGCCAATTGGTTTTTCGGTCTTCTTTCCAGTCACATCGTCCGTAATCATCGTTGTAGGCACTTCTAATTGTATGACACGTCCATTACTGGTGATCGCCTGTAAGAAGTCAGGATTGGATTTTTTCATGGTAACCAATGACGCCGATAAAATCAACACAAGTGATAACATCAACGATAAAGAAGTGAATTTGGGGTCTTGTGTCATACCAAGAGTATACATAAACATAATCAATGCAGCAAATACTATTGTGATTGCGATATCTGCGTGTTTGATTGCTTTTAATCTAGCAATATTGACGTCTTTGCCTGTACCTGGATTCATAAACAAAATCATATCAATCACCGATTTCTTGTAAAACATGGGAATGATAAAATATCCAACCAATGACAATACTGCGAAAAAGGCAAAATTGGTAGTCATTACCATCAGGTCGGTTTGCTGTTTTTCGTTTAACATTTTACTATTAATCGGCACATTGTATGTATTCAATTCTTCCTCGCTTGCTCCAGTAGGACTGCAATCAATATATATTTGGTCGTCGTCACGCTGATTCAGATTGTTACCAGGAATAACCATATAATCTTTGTGGTATTTTTTGGAAAACAAATTGCTAACATCACTGATAATTTCAGTTAAATCGGGAGTCATATAAATAGGTGTGGTGAACACAAACACATTTTTACTTCCATCTTTGTATTGAATGCATTTATCTTGCTTAGGAATGATGTCATTCATATTTATTTCATAATTTGCTGCTTCTCTTGCTAACATCGCTTCTAAAACATTCTTTTTGGAAGAACTCGATGTTTCTAGAAAGAAACATACATAACACTTAGGCGAATGTTCCAGCACAACTTCGCCGATGATTTTTGAATTGTTTTCACTGACATTTACAACATTGTCGTGGTATACCTTGCCAATATGAATTTTGCTGAAATTGAATTCACTTGTCGCTCCATCGGAAGTGTAATAAAAGTTGTTATCGATGCTGTATGTAACTGGTGCTTGAAATACTCCGCCATCATTTCGAATCTCATTTGTGTAAATGGTAGTCAACGGATAATCATAGATAATTTCTTTATCAAATTTAATATTTTCTGTCAAGTCAAATGTATCGCCCATATTACTTTATATATATAAAGTAATAGAGTTTTTTACCAAATTATAATTCGTCTAAAGGTAAGGAATATAATTAAGTGTGCTGTTTTCATAGATGGTTGCATTAAACGTATCATTGTATCCCTCTACATAGACAACATCACCATTGTTCATAATATCGCATCCATATTCTCCGGAACAACTTCTTCCATTCACACTAATAGGTAATTTCGTATTGACAAAACCAGTGTTAGACATAGTATAGTATTGCCATCTATCACGTCCAGTCATAATACGACGACCCATAAGAGGCAAGATAAGGTTCTCGTTGTTTCCTCCTTGCTTGGTTAAAATACCCATTTGTTGGTAATCATGACCAGTAGCGCGTGTTTTAATATTGATAGGAAGTCCGCGAACATCGCCTCCCATAGTGGGTTGTAAATATTGGTTACGTTTCAAAGGAGGAGCATAGGGGTCATTCATCGTGTCACCTGCGTCATCCATAATGGGCATTTGAATATCCTGAATAATTCTATTTTGTTTCATAACCACATTGTCCGATTTTTGAGAGGTCGGATGGTATACTTGATACATCAAAAATCCAATAATGGCAATAATAATAATGATGAATAAAAGGGTCACGTTCTCAATACATATGACTCCTGGTACACACTTCTTAGGCATATTATACTATAACATTCTATAATATTCCATTATCTATGTATTCTAAATTGTATTCCGAATAATCTTAGATTTTAATCCCGATCGGGCCTAATAATCCATTTACTGACCGACGAGCACCATTGAACATATCCACAATACCACCGGTCATAAGAGGAAGTATCGGGTCATTGATATCATCGAACGCATCTGTCGCTTTGTTAATCAGTGCACTTGTACTTAAACGTTTGCAATTATAGCATCGGTCGCGAACATCTTTTGGGAAATGAATAATATGATATCCAGACGCATCTACTACAATTCGGTCAAGTGATTCTAATCCATCCCAAATCTTGGTTTCTAATTCTTTTGCGGGAACACCAATAAGAGTTAAAAATAAAATGAGTACTTGAGGAAGTAGATAGAGAATCTTACCAAAAATATCCAATGCGTACCAAAAGAAACAAGATGTAAAATTTTGAATCATCTGCATAGCACAAAACAAATTAGTAAACGCAAATACACCCAGATATTGCGCAAAAATCGCAGCATGTACAGCCAAATAATAAGCACCTTGAGGAAATTCTTGAAATTCGCGAGCCATTCCTAAAAAGATATCTTTGATACCCATTACAACTTCAGTTATGATAGAAATTAGTTTGGGTATCATTGCTAGAAATTTTAATATCGCGGAGAATGGGTTAGCCATTGTTGATATAATTCAGTTATATTATAACAGGATAATATCAATTACAATTTACACCCATTATTGCTTCTTTCTGTTACTGTCTCTATATTCAGAATATTTATTGATAAACGTTTCGGCTCTCTGTAAAAGAGGGTCCATCTTTTCCATATTTTCTAAAATTTCGATTTGTACTTTCTGGAATTCAGGAAGTTCCTTTTGTAAATTAGAGAATTGTTCTTCGATGTCTTTCTTTGTCATTTCTTTCTTAGAGTCTTCTTCTTCTAATTCCTTCTCGGATTTTTTGTTTTTCTTAACGAGCTTGATCTCTTCTTCTTTCTTGTCGAACCCTTCTCTATACTTGAGTTGAGAACCATAGACAATTAAATTAGTAAATACAATTGCAGAAAATAAAATAACAATCATATTCTTGCTAAAAAAAGAAGTCAAAAACCCGACTAAAAACATCAAAAGGACGCCATTTACGTTTTGTTTCGTTCCAAAGTGGACAATTTCAAATAACGCAATCAACAAAAACAAGTATAACACCAATTGACTCTTTAATAAAGGTTTTAATTGGAGAACATTTTTCAAAGAGAAATTCATTTCTATAATAAAAGAATACATTTTATTATACAACTATAGTGTGCCTAAAATGAGAATTTAATCGCTGGATTCATATTGATTTATTTTTTCGTTTTCGTCTTCATTGCTTTCAATATTGACACTGCTTTCTTCACTCGCATCTGAATACGATGGCGGAATATCTCCACCGTAAATTTCTAAAATTTCCTTTACCACTTCTTCTCTTTGAATATCTCCATTTTGGAATTCTACACTACTAATACTAGATGAACGTTTTCCTCTGAACTTATGTAAAAAGTCTTCTAATCCATTAATATCGCTTACTCGGTCATATTGGTCTAAATCACCGGTAACTACCAATTTGCTATTTTCACCCAGACGCGTCATCAACATCTTCATTTGAGAAATGGTAGAGTTTTGCATTTCATCCGCAACAATCCAGCAATTTTTGAAAGTGCGACCGCGCATGTAACCCAATGGTGCGATTTCGATGACTTTTTCTTCAAGTAAAATAGTGACTTCTTTGGGAGTAATGAAATTATATAATACATCATAAATGGGGCGAATCCATGGCGCCATTTTCTCTTCTAGAGTTCCAGGTAAGAATCCCAAATCTTCATCTACCGATACAGAAGGGCGCGTGAAAATGAGTTTGTCATATCCGCCGGAAAGAAACATACGCACTCCTTGTTCTGTTGCTAAAAGGGTTTTTCCTGTTCCAGCAGGACCGGTTGAGACTACAATTTTTTTAGTTTTTTGTTTCAAGAGGCGTGCATAATATTTTTGACTGTCATTTCGCGGTATAGTAAATTTGGATTCAAATTCTTTTTTTTCTTTCTCTGATAAGTATTGTAGGTTTTCGTATATTTGTCGTTGTTTGTGAAGGATTGTATCTTTTTCATTTGCTTCGATAATATACTCACGCATGATTTCTTTCTCGTTTTGTTTGCGACCACGGCGACCATTGCGACGGGTAGGTTCTTCGCCGAGTTCTGCTTCGTGAGAATGTTTGTTTTGTCCTTTCATCCCTTATAATATTGACCTAAATAATATCTTGGGTATAGTTTGAATTGTAGTTACCATAATTTAATTAATATTTTACAAATGACGTTTACTATGGGTTGGTATGTAACACAAAAATACGATTGTAAACCCATAAATATAATTTCTAAAAGGAAATAAAATCTAAGCACTATAATATTTAGGAACAACATGTCCGACAATACTCATAATGCTGTCACTTCCACAGAACCTCTTCTAACTCCTGACGATAGTCGCTATGTAATGTTTCCCATTCAATACAATGATATATGGGAAATGTACAAAAAATCGATCGATTCTTTTTGGCATACGGGGGAAGTTTCGCTCGCACAAGATATGAACGATTGGGCCAAATTGAGTGATGATGAGCGCAATTTTATTAAAATGATCTTAGCTTTTTTTTCTAGTAGTGATGCCGTAGTTACGGACAATCTGGGGACACGATTCATGAACGAGGTTCAAGTATCGGAGGCCCGCGCGTTTTATGCTTTCCAAATCGCAATTGAAACCATTCATTCAGAGATGTATAGTCTATTGATAGACACATATATTAAAGACCCCGAAGAAAAAGATAAGTTGTTCGCGGCTACTCAAAATTATCCTTGCATTGCGAAAAAATTCAACTGGGCACAGAAGTGGGTCAACGATGAGAACAGTGATTTTGCTACTCGCTTGGTGGGATTTGCGTTAGTGGAGGGGTTATTCTTTTCTTCCTCATTCGCGTCGATTTATTGGATCAAAAAGCGTGGATTGATGCCGGGACTCACTTTTTCGAATGAATTGATTTCTCGCGACGAGGCTCTTCATACAGAGTTTGCTATTTTGATGTATTCCAAGTTAGAGAATAAGTTACATAAGAATAAAATTCACGAAATCGTAAAGGAAGCAGTAGAGATCGAAAAGGAGTTTATTTTGGAGGCGATTCCTTGTCGCATGATTGGTATGAATTCTAAGTTAATGTCTCAATACATTGAGTTTGTTGCGGACAGACTGTGCGTCCAATTGGGATACGACAAGATGTATAATTCTTCTAATCCTTTTGATTTCATGGAACTCATTAGTATTGAGTCCAAGGTGAACTTTTTCGAGCGCACCAATGCGGAATATGCTTTGGCAGACAAGAGTGGAAAGGACAACGAAGAAGACGTCTTTGATTTTAGTACGGATTTTTAGATATCGTTTGTGATATGATATGGTAAATATACTCATTTTATGTAAGTATATTTACTTTGAAGACTATTTTATGCGGTTTCATCGGATGCATTCGGTAGAATCGCATAGTTTGTTTCTGAATTCTCTTTGTATACATCCAACGTCCGTGCGCTTGAATCGGTTGCTTCTACGTAGTTCGGCATCCAGAAATACGGAATCACTTTTCCACACCCGCTGTAATGCAATTCAAATACGTATCTGTAATAAAATTGTTCCAATGTTTCTGGAAGCAAATGTGTTATATTTGCCGTTGAAGGAATTTTTTTCATCAATGCTGCGATGTTTTCCTTGTTGTCAATATTCGACTCTTCAAAAAGAGCCACAAAGTCTCCATTGTTATCTAGACTATGAATATGTTTGTATATGATTTCACGAGTCGTTGTTTTTCCACTCGATACTCCATCACTGAATGCTTCTTTTCGTCGCCATAGAATGTTTTCTGGCAGTAACGATTTCCCTTCTCTGTTTTTGAAATGTTCTTCGTCAAATGCTTTCCGAATCAAATATTTTTCAGGGTCGTCAATTGAATAGAGCCTCTTCAACGGAAGAGATAAATAATAATTCACCCACGTACGGTCCAAGAAAGGGGTTCTTGGTTCTAATCCATGTGAAGAAATCGAACGGTCGGACCGCAAAACATCGAAATAATGAATGTTACTCAATAGACGTTTACACTCTTTGTCGAACTCAACGCAGTTACCAGCTTGCTTCATGTATAGATATCCACCCATCAATTCGTCTGAACCATCACCATTAAAAATGACTTTTGCGTCGCTATGCTCCGATATATATTTTGCTATCAACCAATTTCCAACACTGGCGCGTACAGTAGTTGTATCGTAACTTTCAATATCATAAATTACACTGGGAATAGCATCCACGAAATCGGCTTCACTTACTTCAACCGATGTATGTTTCGTGCCCAAATAATCCGCTACTTGCTGTGCATATTTCAAGTCTTCGGACCCCTCCATTCCGATACTGTATGTTTCTAATTTAGGCAGATGATTCATTTTATGATATTCATTTACCAATGCTGCAACCAAACTGCTATCCAGTCCACCAGACAACAAACACGCAATCGGTCTATCGGTAGTAATACATCTTTTGTATACTGCTTCTTTGAAATACGTTTGAATATTTTCAAGGATATTGTTCGTATCGTATTTATTCGCAAAAATGTTGGTGTTGAATGGGAATGCATTGTATCTAACTTGCTTACTCGTCCTCCAATGAGGCGACATACTAAAAGGCAATGTGTATACAGCATATGTACCTGGAGTGAATTGTTGAATTTGATATTGTTTGTATATTTTTTTGATATTCGCTTTTGGATTATTGAATAATGCGTCATCTCTCGCATCGGTGTAATGCGTATTTAATATATCTTGTATTGGTTTCAAAGATTTCAGTTCGCTAGCAAAAGCAATTGTGCTATTGGTTGACCCGGTAATTTCAGTCATCGAATATAACGGTCGTACACCATATGGGTCACGAGCAATATATATTTTACTTTTTTCATTTCCTAGTCGCTGGTCAAGAAGCACAAATGAAAATACGCCATCTAACATTTGAATTGTGCTTTCGATACCAAACTCTTTGAACAAATGAATAATAATCTCACAGTCAGAATTTGTGTTGGGGGTCACGTGACTAGGCAATAGAGAGAAGAGTTGTTTATAATTATAAATTTCTCCATTGCAAATGAGAGTAATATCACCAATCGTGATTGGTTGATGTGATAAATCGTCAAGTCCATTAATGGCCAATCTATGAAATCCCA